AGCAGCATAATATATGTGATCATGTTCTGGAGTTCCAACAACAACTTCCTGCAACTCTCCAATAGTAGCTTGCACTTGACCTTGAATTGTAAATGCTACATTATCTGTGATAGTATCTGTTCCCGAAACTCTAACAGTTCCAAGAGAGTAGAATTGACTATTTAAACCCGTATTACCTGTTCCTTGAATTTGCTCCAAAGGTTCTGGTCCAAATGGATTTACCTTATCAAAATACCAATATCCACCTTCCCCACCTGGTTCATTAACTGTCTTATTGTTGGAAGGAGTTAAGAAAGCAGAGTTTCCACGAGCTGAATCAACAATGCCAGTGCCACACATTCTTCTGTTTCTATAATCTGGAAGATTAAAGGTTCCACTGTATGTTACTGTGTTTAATGTTGATGTATAAACTATACCATTTCTTGTTTGTGTAACAAGTTGATTAGTACTACTTGTACTTACATTTCCACCATAAGTGTTCTGAATAATTTGATATAGTTCTGGATATAGACTTGGATCCATAGATCTACCATCACATACAACAAATCCTGGATACCTATCACCTAAATTACCATCAAGATCGCCATAATCATTAATACCTTCTTTCAAAATTGGCAATACGGTTCCAATTGTATATCCCTCTTCTTTTTCATTCTTTTTACTATACCAAACACCTGCACTAGTTAATGCGGGTGGTACGCTATTGTAAGTTGTAACATTCCAAGTAAAAGGGTTATTTGTTCCTCCAACAGTGCCTACTGATATTGTTGTGCTTTCCGTAGTAGGAAAAGTAGTTGCAGCTAACTGAACGATCCTAAAACTTGAATTGATTGCAGGATCAAATGTTCTTGGTCCAGTTTCTGGTGTATCATAATCAATGGAAATATATGAATAGACATTACTAGAAGTAATAGTTACAGGAATATTAATACCAAAAATAGTAACTGGACTACTAGTGACATATGTACCAGGAATTACACCAGATTTGTCTGCCGGTTTTGGTGACAATGAACTTGGGGTATCATCTGGTCCAGAATATGTTTGAACTTGAAATGGTGGAATTGTTCGATCACCAACCTTAATCTGCAGATTTCTTGTAGTAAGAACTGTATCAGCAGATTTAACATATAATGTAATTGTATCACCCTTTGTTACTGTTGTTGGGAAATAACCAATTGAATTATCATTTATCTTTATTCTAACATCATCCGAATCTGTACTTACAATAGTAACATCAAGTGTAGTACCAACATCTATTCCATCGATACCAGCAGATGGTTCAGGGTCTGATGCTGTTAAAGTATTGAGAGCAATATTAGATTTAAAAGAGAAACTGAAAGGATCTGGATTTGATGACGGAAACTCGCCAGTTACAACTTGCCAAGTACTACCTTCACCGGATGCAATTGCTAAATTTACATTCCTAGGAAAATTACCAACATTACTGGTTAATGTTCTTAACTGAATATATTGTCCGTTTGTTACAGTACCAGTGGTAGACCACGTTACACCAGTTAATACATCATAACCATCTCCATTAGTTGCAGTAGTAGCAGTATTAGAAACAGCAAACTCACCATTAGTTACAACAACAGCACCAGGATCAAACAATCCAGTAACTTGAATAACTTCACTAGTATAAACGTAAGTATTCAATGGTTGATCGAATAAATCCTCAAATACTGGAAATGGTTCTGGTTTATTAACTGGAATTGGTTTAGTAAGTATCTCCCAAGTTTCAAAAGAAGTACCAATACGTAGTGTTACTCTAGTTTTTTGGTTTTCAAAATTTTTGGTTCTTCCCTTAACTTGAATTCTTGCCCCATTCTCCACAAGTAGAGCAGGAGTACTTTCAGTAGTAACATAATAGTCTGTTGCTGCTGATCCTGTATCCCACGTTCCATTGCCATCATAGTCAATTCTCATTCCATAGTAATTGACATGTGGTTCTCCTGCTGGAATACCTAGATTTGCACTAACTTCACATCCTGCTTGAGTGGTATCTGTCAACCCACTCACAACAATGATAGCTTCTGATGGTCTACTGCCATCAGCATAAACATACATGGTATCCAAATCAGCATTCTCCACCTTCTCCATTGGAAAAGGATCAGGAGTAAAATCTTCTGCTATAGTAATAATAGACCAGAACTGAGTAAGTTCACCAATTTGAATCGTTACAGTAAGAGTAGTATCCCACGTAGATGGTGCCTTAAACTTAAACTGAACAAAATCACCCTCTCTCACATAGAGAGGTGCATTATTAGGAGCAAATGAATATGTCATTCCTTTAACGTACAGTTCCAGTCTTACTATTTATCGAGAGGATCATAACTCTCTAACGTTTTTCCAATCATCAAGTTGATTGATAGTAACCTGAATAGGATAATTTGATTTCACTTCAATTGGTATATCAATATCATTAATTTCTAATGTTTGGGATACAATTTCAACATCTGGTGAAATAATTGGAGCTTCATCTCGAATGAGCTCGTCAGAATCAGGAATGTCTAAGTTATCAGGAGTTTCATCAATATTAACAGTAACAGTATTAGGACCAGCTGATACACTTCCACCGTTTCCAGCAGCAGTATAAGTTATACTATAAGATCTAGGACCAAAATCATCCCAAGTAGGAGTCCATGAATATACTCCCTCAGAAATAGTATTAGATCCATTAAGTTCAGCAGATCCAGCAAGAGGTAAATTGATGACTGCTTCGAGAGTACTAACAGCATTTCTGATAGCAGTTATTTCTATTTTATGTACGGTATTTGCATATTTGGATTTATATCCAATTGCAAGAGTCGTGTCTCCATAATCAAGTGTTACTGGAGTCTCAAAAGTCTCTATAGTTGGTATTTGATATACTATAATACTAACACAGACAGTTGGACTAGTTCCCCCCAATCCCGTGATATAAGCACAATATGTTGTTGAATCATATAAAGTTATAGGTGGGTTAGTAAAACTGTTAGTATTTGCATTTGTAATTGCAGGACTACCAGAAGTCCAGTAAACTGTGCTTCCATCTCCAGTATGATCCCATGAAATAGTAACACTTTGTCCTGCAATTCTCGTTGCAAAATTTGAATAAATGTTGAGAATAGGAGGAATATACACAACTACATTTGTATCTGCAGTAACACATACACCACCAAAACATGCCGTTAAAGTATAAAATGTAGTTGAATTAGGACTAACATTTGTGCTTCCATTTACACCAACTGCTCCAACACCACTAATAGATGCAGAATTTGCAAATGATGTAGACCATGATAATGTAGAAGATTGACCTTGAATAATTGCAGTCGGATTGCGATTAAAACTAGTAATTGATGGATTTTGTAAGTCATATGATACATTTGCAAATCCATTACCATAATTATTCGATCCTGAATTGTAAGTAAAAGTAGAATAACTAGAATCAAAAGCACTCCTTCCACCGCTACCGCCTCTACCACCGTAATTATTATCATATCCTTCAGCACCACCACTACCACCAAGACATCCAGCACCACCACCACCACCGCCTGCTCCATCATTCGGACAGCTAGAACCAGTACTACCGTTACCAGGAGTGTTTACATTGCCAGAATACATTCCAAGTCCGTAAAATCCATTTTGTCCACTAGCATTCAAGGAAGTGCCGCCACCGCCACCACCTCCACCAAAAATAGCAAGATTTCCATTTTTATAAGAATCATATATCGCAGTAGATCCACCTCCTCCTCCACCGCCACCAGAGACTCCAGAAGGACCATGACTTCCTCCACGTCCGCCAGTGGATTTACCAGATCCACCATTTCCACCATCGCGCCATGCATCAGATCCTTGATTTCCAATCGAAAAAGATAAGGTTCTAGCAATAAAATCTGGAAGATATATTGTTGCTTTTCTTCCAGGTCCACCTGTTCCTGCACTACCACCAGCATCAGGTCCACCTGTACCCCCACTAGCGCCAGCACATTCAATAGTTACATTTTTAGCATTTCCGGGAATACTAATACTGCCATTACTAGTAAAATTTGAACTTGGCATTACTTATTTTTCGTAATCTGCTAAAATATTTATTTACAATTCCCTAACATTAATCCAACTAGCCGTTTCATTAATATCCACTTGTATTGGATAGTTTGATTTTATTTCTACTGGTATATCGATATCATCAATTAACAATGGTTGAGATAAGAGATCACTATCTGGTGCAATAACCGGAGCGTCATCTGGAAAGTAACCATCAGAAGCAGGAATATTCAAGTTATCAGGAGTTTGATCAATATTAACTGATATCGTTTTAATATCAGTATCGGATCCTCCGCTACCTATAGCAGTAATAGAAATAGATATAGAATAAGGACCAAAATCATTCCATGGAACATCTATGGGGACAGTTCCACTTGTTTTAGTATCATCAACTGTACCAGATGCCCCACCATTAATCTCTGCACTAGTTGCAGATGTTACAGTAATAACGGTTCCAGTTACTGTAGTATCACCAGTTACTGTAGTATCATCATAATATGTAAATGTTGGTGTGATTTTTATACTTGAATTTGCGTATTGTGTTGCATATTCAATATCAAAACTCTTACCTGGAGTGGCAGAAACAGTACTGTTGTAATCAATTTCTTCTGGTACAGTTAATGATGCCGTTGGAAGTTGATATACAGTAACCGTATAACAAGTTTTTGGAGAATTTCCAGCATCACCACTAGCAGTGGCACAATACTTTGTTGTGTCAGTGGGACTTACAGTTGATGAACTATTTAAGTTAGCATTAGTAATACCTCCTGAATTCCAAGTTATTGTAGAGGCAGTACCAGAAACCGACCAACTAAGTACTGTAGATTGACCGATTATAATACTATTTCCCTTAGTGGAAGTGAATGAAATTGTTGGAGGAATTAATACTGTTACACTAAGTGTTATGGTTTTCTTGGTTTGTCCACCTCCACTAGCTTCTAGAGTATATGATGTGCTACTAGTAGGTGAAGTAGTTACACTACCAGACCACGTAAGACTAGAATAATCCGTATACCCACTTTTTGGTGCTTTAAACCCACTATTGGGTCCATTACCAGTATATGGTCCTTCGCCACCAGAACTTGTCGTCCAAATTGTTCCAAATCCATTAGGAGGACCACCATTAGAATCAATTTTTTCGTAAATTGTTAACAAACTTACAGGAGCTGATGTAGTATTATATGAATATACGTACCCAATAGTCGCATATGGTTTAACTCCAGCTATTTCTGCATCATATCCTAAAAATGTACCTGGTGCCTGTGTGGTAAAAGATTTAAATAGAGTACCTTCGGAAGTATATCCACCGGGATTTGATGCAGAGCACATGTGATCACCTGGAGCAGGAGATGTACTGAACCATCTTTTAATATTTTGTAAACTATAAGTTTTTGCCGATCCTGAGGTTGCTGTTTGTGCTGTTCCATCAAGCTTAACAGTACCATACCCCCCAGAAACACTATAAGAGTATGTTACACTATTACCTTTGACGATAGTGACAGAAGTTTTATTACCAGGAAAAGTCATCGATGCAGATGCTGCATCAGTTTCTGATTCATATGTTAGCGGTTCATCATCGGGATCAGATTTTGTTGTAATATCATAAGATTCAAATTCTGTAACACCAGTTCCAATATCACCCCAAATATGCTTTGATCTGTCTGCAGCTACTCTGTCTATTCCTGCTGCATTAGCAAGAATTCGACTTTTAATATAACTTATAGTTCTATTATTTGTTATCCAATCGGAAACATAGTATTCTACCCCAGTATGTCCGCCGTTCCATTCACCATATCTACCAAAAATATTTAAATATAATTTAGATACTTCATCTCTATAACTATCATTTTTATCAATACCAGATCCTTGACCGGGAATCCAAACTCTAGGATATGTTATACAAGTTCCTGTTCCATTAACATAAAAATGTGCTTTAAGATATCCCATATTTAATTACCTGGTAAAACATTTCCATCTTCATCAATTAAAGGTAGAGAATAAGAATCACCTCCCGCATCATCTTCAGGAATTGGAATTACTCTTACATCGTTCCACAGATCATTGTTATTCTTATCAACTTGTATAGGCCAGTCAGATTTAATTTCTACTGGGATATCAATATCACTAATTTGATATAACTCACCAAGAACAACTTCCTCTGGTACAGTATTTACTGAATACACTCCTGCATTTATTAAATTATCCGGTGAAGATTCAACATCAATATTGTCGGGTGTTTCATCAATTACAATATATACAGTTTTTTCAACTGATGTAGATCCACCAGATCCAGTAACTATTAATTTAAGAGTTACAGATCTTGGTCCGTTATCATCATAAACAGGAGACCATGGGAATATTGCTGACCTTATAGAGTTTTCAGCATTTAATTCAGCACTTGCACTTGGTGTTAAAATAATATCAGATTTTGATGATGTAACAATATCACCATTAAAATCTTCATAGTTATATGTCACTTCAATTTTTGTATCAGTATTTCCATATTGGAATTCATATTCTATTAAATTACCAGCAGATCCCCAATTTATAAATGTAGGAACATCAAATTTAGAAATTGTTGGCGGATAATATACTATTACAGTTACACTACTACTCGGACTAGTTCCTCCAAGTCCTGTTACATATGCAGTATAGGTAGTTGTTGATGTTGGATTAACATCTGCATTACTATTAATGTTATTATTAGGAGCTAAAGATAAACCAGAAGTCCAGTAAATAGTATCACCATCTCCTGTAGTAGACCAGTTTATATTAGTTCCCCCAGTACTCACAATGATACTAGTATCATCACTATCTAATGTTATAATTGGTGGATCATATACAGTAATAGTAACCGATGCCTGATCGGAACCTGCAGCATTTGTAGCAGTATAAATGTATATTGATGTTTCTGTGGGACAAAAACTATCAGAACCTGAAGTTCCTGGGTTTGCGTAATCAGTTAAAGTATTTCCTGTAATATCTACACCAATAGTTTCCCAAGTTAACGTTATACATTGACCGTTAATAAGTGTCGGTGCAGATGATGTGAGAGTTACTTCTGGTGGTTGTGCTGCATCATATTCAATAAAAAAATATCCATTTTCTCTATTAGCTGGTGCTGGATTTACTGTAGCTGTTGCATATGAAGTATTACAATATCCTCCCCCACCACTGCCAGCGTATCCAGGAATATGGTTTCCTGACTGATTTCGTCCTCCTCCCTGCCCACCTGGTTTTCCGCCGCCGCCGCCACCTGATCCACTATTTGTTGATGTTGATCCATATCCACCAGTACCACCATTACTACCACCAGAATATGTTGTTGACGCAGTAATTGTACTAACATAACCTGGATAATTTTGAGAGAAGAAATCATATCCAGCTCCTCCTGCTCCACCACCTCCTCCAGCTTCTAAAAGCACAACACTATTACTACTAAAGTAGACAGCACTTGATCCACCGCCGCCTGCGCCGCCTCCATTAGTATGCCAAACTTCATTACTTCCACTGTTTGGAGCATATCCTCCAGTTCCACCAGAATGATATCCACTACCTCCTGGTGATCCTGCATCATATCCATATGCAGTGGCATTATATACCCCATTATCACCAATACGTATTGTTATCTGATTTCCAGCGACAGTATCTTCTAAATCACCACTAATATATTGTCCTTGAGCGCCAGGTATTGGATCGGTTTGGGTGAAATCAACGCGATCATCAAGTCTAAACGAGCCGCTACATGTTCCACCTTTTCCACCACGAATTACATATGTAATATCTTTTGCATATGCTGGTATATCAAACGTATAACTTCCGGGAGTTCCCCAAGATTCTGATACTCTATCCGCCATTTAAATCTCCCTCACATTTTTCCAATCATCAATTTCATTAACAGTAACCTGAATAGGATAATCTGACTTTACTTCTACAGGAACATCAACACCAGTAAGTTCAAAACCTTGATCTACTATTACTACTCCAGGAGAAGTTGCTATTGCATCTATAATAAGTCTATCTGGTGTATTACCACGACCAATTAAATCTATATTATCAGGTTGTTGATCTATATTAACAACTATATCATCAAAACTATTTACATTTCCTCCACTACCAGTTGCTTCCATAGTTATAGTGAAAAGTGATGGTCCCCATTCAGTCCAGGGTAAATTAATATCAAGAATACCAGATATACTATTAGTCGATGTATCCTCATAAAATGGTGATACATTATCAACTACAATATCAATCGTTTCTCCTTCAATAATTCCATCACCTGCTTGTGGTCCTATATCAAAACTATATCGAACTACAAACTTAAGTGAAGTATCACAGTAACTAGCACCATATTCTACTTGAATCGTACCCTCCCCGAAATTAATCTCCTGTGGTATTTCAAATTTATCAATTGTCGGAAATTGATAAACAAAAATTGTTACGCTAGATTCTGTATTGTATGAGGTCCCACCAAGACCAGTAGCAGTAGCAGTATATGTAGTTGATATTGTTGGGTATACAACACTATTACTATTTAAATTACTGTTATTTACACCGCCAGAAGTAAATGAAATTGCATTTGCATCACCTTGCGTGGTCCAAGTAAGTGTAGCATTCTGCCCTACTACCATTTCTGTTCTATTTGAACTAAGATAGACTTGAGGAATTTCAAACCATGCAATTTGTACAATTCCAGAACCCCCTCCACTTGCGCCTGGGCTACCACCTCCATCACCAACAACGAAACTTAATAAATCTCCTGATTGCTGAGTTCCATTAGCATTGTATGGATCCATATCGTAACCAGCATCAATCAAATTTTGCCTGGTTAATTCAAACTCAGCATATCCTCCACCTCCACCACCTCTACCAATAGCAGCTTGTTTAATACCATAAGTTGAGATTGCAAAATCGCGAATATAAGTATTTCCACCACCTGAAGTTTGAAACCAAATACTTATTCCATTAGCACTTTTATTAGCTACACCATTTAAACTATATGGAGCTCCATTTGTGCCTCCTGCACCAGCCATTGTTCCAGATGTGCTAATATTGTAAGTCCAAGAGTTATCTGAATAAGCATCAGTAAAAGTCAAACGATAATGTTTACCAGATGCAGGTGTAGTGCCATTTACACCCTCAGCAGTTGGATTTGCATAACTTATACTAATATCGGAAGTAGAACCAGATAGACTAAAATTATGCACGTCAGTTGTGTTATTAAAAACGTGTGTGGCAGATGAATAATATGTTCTAGCTCCACTAGATCCACCACCGCCATTACCATATCCATTTCTACCAGATCCACCTGTTGGGAGTGATCCACCAGTTCCTGAATATTGAGTAATAGAAACACCAAAATTTGGAGAATTTGTAAGAGTAGTGCCTCCACCAGAACCACCAACTCCTTTAGCAGTAGTATTATTAGTTCTCCTACCACCACCATATCCACCGTTAGCAATAACACCAAATACAGAACTAGATCCCCCATTAGTACCTGCAGAGGAAGATAAATTATTATTAATATATTCTCCACCTCCACCACCGCCATAAACGCGAACTCTACAACTTTTCAACCATGGATCAATGTTCCATGTTTGATTACCTGGACCAGCAGATACTGGAGTGTTGTAAGTAAAATTATAGTTAGACATTAAAATTTAATAATATACTCAACTAATATAAATGGAGTAGCTAATTCATCTAATTTTTCCTGATTGTCTACTTTAACACTAACAGATGCAGAAACACCACTCATGTCAACGTTAACTTGTGAATATGCATAAACAAAATTATGCGAATATGATGCAGGGCGTGAAATGTTATGCTTATGAATTGAATCTCCTTCCCAAACTCTTGTACGATCAGATTCCATACCATGTCCGCTAGATGCTGGTCTAGTGCCGCTATCTTTACCAGCGGGTGTTGATTGCTGAACTTTGTGCTGACCGTTATAGTTTGTATAGAATTGATTTGAACTATGAAGATGCCCCTGAAAATTATTAATTTGCAGAGAAGTTTCGCTGGTAGATCTATCCATTTTATATCTAGGATTACCAATCATTGGAAGACCACTTTCACCAGCAACCAACATATTTCCAGTATAAAAAGCTTCAATTTTAGCTCCAAAATTACTAGCAACTTCAATTTGAGGACCAGTTCGTGTAGTTGGATTTGCTTCGTCTATACCTCTATCAATTCTGAAATTATTATAAAAACCACTTCCTCTTCCACCAGTTATAACTTTTGAACCTAAGTCTGGTAGTTGAAACTGTCCTTGATATCCAATTTCTGGATCTGCTTCTCTAACAACGCTATTATCTTTAAGAAATCTAGTATTAGATCCCACACCAAGAACTGCAGCAAGTGCGGGAAAATCTCTTGCATTTAAAACAGAACCATCACATTTTAAATACCCAGAAGGAAGTTTTTCTTTGAAAACTCCAGAATTAGGATCATTACTAAGTCCTAATCCTGGTGTAGAATGTATCATCAGACTACCAACAACACCGCCGTATTTTGATCTTTCTCTTGTGTAATTCATTTTAGTAAGCTCTGATTATGTACACGCATGTTAAAGATGGTTGACTAGTATTCATAGTTATTTCTAGCGCCCCTTTATTAATATTATTATCAAGTACTGTTTCAAGTGGAATAGATGCAGTTGCAACAATTCTGCTATTTGGTTTTAGAGTCGCTTGATCATATTCAATAATAAAGGGGTCGTGACCGTGAGCGAGAACAGAATTAGATTGTGCTCCACCAGTGTCTACGGCAATACCCCAATCGCTTACTGTATTACTCAATAATGTTCCATATTTTGCATTGCCACCATCAGACGCATAACTATTTCTCTGTGCTGCAGGAACGTTAAGAGTATTTCCACCTTGACCGAATTCAATAATTGAACTATCTGAAAGATTTTTAAAAGACCAGTTAGGCAAACTTGCGATAGGTCGTGCCGTTAGCTGCTGTGCAGATAAGTTAATTGGGGGATTTTCGCAAGAGGCACTACCAATACTTCTACCTAGAGGTCCTTGATTAAATCCACTAATAGAATCAATAGCAGATTTACTAGCTGCATCAATTATTTGATACTCTGTATCTGAATAGAACCATCCGTAAATTGCTTTTAACGTATCAAGACCACCAATTGCGGATTGGTCGTTGCTATCTGACTGCGCGTCTGGATCGGTCGTTTCATTATAGGCGCGATATCCAAATCGCATTTCCCACTTATCCCAAGGAATAACACCACCTCCAGGTCTGTTAGCACTAGCGTAAGTTACAGTATCTAATTGTCCCGGATGACTATGAGATCTGATATGTTGGTGCCCTAATTTTCTGCCACCAATATAAACTACCTTTTCACCAATACCATCAATAATAGTATTGCCACGAATATTACCACCATAACCATTTCGTGCATTAAGAGTAAATTCAACGTCAGTTTTTAATGCATTTCCACCAGCAAATACTCTAGGAACTCCATTGTCAGAATTATCACCGATATATGGAACAACTAAGTTTGCAGCAGTAGCTGTATCAATTCCAGTGGAAGGATCGTTAAAGTAACCAGCTTCCATATCCATTAATGCTTTACCGGTAGTCAGATCCGGCAAAACAAATCTTGTATCTGCGCCATTATTTCTATATGCAGGAAATCCTCCACCTAATGCATCAGAAGCATTATTCGTTCGATATGTATCACCAATAGCTCGAGCTAATAAAGGAAAGTCTCTTCCGAATTTTTCACTCCCATCACAAACAATCCACCCATCTGGAATATCACTCAATCCCCCAGACCATGCCATGATGGTGCCAATAACGGCACCTTTCATGGTTTTTATTTCTTGGTAAAATGACATTTCTTATACTTCCGTTAGATACCAACCAATTTGCGATGATGGAGCACCAATTCCACCAGATGGAGTAGCAGATCCAGCATAGACTAAAGCAAATCCTGCTCTTGGAGTTTGAACGACCAATTCACCACCGTTGTATCCAGCAAGGTTAGAGTTACCAATACCAGTAATCATTGCAGATCCAGTATTAGAAATATCGCCTTGAACTTTAATATCATCAGGTGCTCTCATGACTAGAGACAAGTCATAAGTTAGTGCGCCACTTATATCTATAATATGAATCATATCACCCATTAAAGCATTTTGAGGAAGTCTAACTAAAGTGTTACCCTGACAATTAACAAAGTAATTAACGTTTGGTTCAGCATCAATTACACTATCTGCTGTATACAACCACTTACGACCACCAGTCTGTGAAATATAATCCGGGATGCCAGCAATTGTTACTGCACCATCATCTTCGACACTAAAGGTAGTGCTTCCATTGGTTTGAACCGTTAAGTCACCCCCACGAATAATAGCATCACCAGCGACATCAATGCTGCCACCAAATGTAGATGTTCCTGTACCAAGTGCAGAGAACGAACCATATACAGCAAAGTCTCCAGAAGAATTATCAAATGTTAATCTTGGAGTTTCTTGATCCGCAACACCATTCTCAGTACCATAGAAGTACATAGATCCTGTACTAAAGATACCACCAGTTGCTGTATCAACTTGGAATGTAACTACTTCTGCATCGTCTGTAGTACCACCAGTGGTTAGAGTTAAGAACTCAGTATTACCCTGAGGAGTTAACTTGAATAGTTGACTATTTGCAAACGGTGCAGGTGTACCATTAATTTCATATGCAGCAGATCCAATCTCAGCAGGGAATGTTGATCCTCTTAAGGTGATAGTGTTATTTGTTGTTAGTAAACCAGCAGTAACTGTATTACCAGTAATACTATCAATTGTAAATTTATTAAATCCAACACCAGTTGCAACATCACCAAGAATTGTTGTATTACCAGTAGTAGATTCTACTCTGAATACATTTGTAGCAGGTATACCACCATCATTGACAATCAATGCCTGAGGGTCAGTAGAAATTAACTGAACGATGGAAACAAATTCTGTTCCGCTTAATCTCAAGAAATCTAGAGTACTTAAAGTTCCACCAAATTCTGCAATACCAAATGCTACATTACCTGTACCATTTCCAATACCAACAATTGGTTCATCGATAACACCATCGCCGTTATTATCAGCACCAGTAAGATAAGAAGCATTCGCTTGCTTAGTAAGTTTAGCAATAAGACAACCATCTGGGTGGTCTACATTAATATTCGATCCTTCTTGACCTCTATTAACAATTAGTCTATAACCATTTGGATCAGAAGGGTTTGCAATGTTAGCAATACCAATGACACGCATAATTTCACTTTGCGCTTCATTTCTCAAACCAGTGAGAACGTTACTACCAGTGCCAACACTATCAGGACTTAGATTATTTCCTCTATCAAGTAACAGAAGATCACCAACTGCAAAGTCGTTAACTCCTGGTGTAGTAATTGGTAAGTAGTAAGAAGTACCACTCGATGTTACAGCGTTGACTTCAAATACGAGATCTGGTCCTGCGTTACCCAGTAAAGAAGCTGGAATAGTTAACTCATCACCCTGAACGTATCCTTCACCCGGACTTTCAATAGAAATATTGACAGTTCTAACAGGATCAAATCCAACACTAACAGTGAAGATTGCACCTTCACCAGCACCATCAGTAGTAGCAGTTCTGAATGAATACGTTCCAGGTATTCTGGTAGCATCATTAATAGCTCCAACAGTAATAGAACTTAACTGACCTCCAGAAACTAGGAATGCATTAGATCCCCAGAGAGAAACACCAGCAGTATCAATATATCTACCGGTATCATCATACTTATAGAAGTCAATATTTGGATTTTGAATACCAGCAACACCGTGGGGAACGATATTAGTTCCAAATTTACCACGACCAACTTCAATAATACCTGCTTTTAGACCACCGTCGAGTCTAACATCACCTTCAACAATAGCAGAAGCGAGAACATTAAGAGTGTTTCTGATGGTACTAGTACCACCAGTTGAACCCATATTGAATGTAGTTGCATTAGTAGCAAGATTGACTGTGTTGGTTTGATCTCCATTAAAGAGATTAGCAACTCTGGTTTGAGTGTAAATACTAGATTCACTTGTTCCGGCACCAAAACCACTGCCAATTTCTACATTACCAGCAAAATTAGCAAAGAATGTTCCAAATTTAACGTAAGATTTTGTTGGAGATAGTGTCCTCCATGCGCCACCAATATCAATTGAGCATTCGGAACTAACTTCATTACTTACCGTAGCAATATCAACATCAGCATCATCTGTGTTTCTGTGAATTTTAAGTGTTGCATTTCCCGCACCTTCGCCAATAATAATTGATTGTGAAGCAGAAGAGTTAGCAATAGCAATTGACTGATTAACAGTGCTATTATTAACAAGGTTTAGGATCTGACCGTCACCACCCCAGTTTAGTACATTTGCATTGTTATTAACAAAGTTGAAAGCAGCGTTAGTAGTAGTTAAGTCGCCATCATTAACCTGAACGTCGCCAGTAACTTCTAAATCTTCATGGATTCTAGCATCGCCAACAACAACTAAAGTTCTGTCTAGAGATCTGAATGGATTAATTACATCATTAACTGCTGTGTTAATACCAACTCTACCATTATTGGTAGTCATTACCCTAAAGGTAGCATCCTCACTTGGATCAGTGCTGTCTCCGCCAACTAACAGAGCATTATCTTCATTAGTTTCAGTTTTAACTGCAGTAATTTCTGTTAGATAAGAGTTGATTGTTTTACCACTAATAAACGCAGTACCAACAACATCTAAGTTTGCCCTAGGAGTTGTTTCGTTAGAAACAAATGCATCTTGTGAGGCATCATGAGAAGAACGAGCAGTAGTATTGATACCTAGTTTAAAGTCACCCCATACTTCAGTATCAGTTCTTAATGCTTCACCACCAACTACACCATACTCTTTCCAGTTAGAATTGGAGAATTCAACCGTAGCACCTGCAGCTTGTG